CACCCGGTACACGTCCGCCAGGTCATACAGTGCCCGGCCGCGCTTGTCTGCGCCCTTCCGGACGAACCGGCCCTCGTGGGCCCAGCGCCGAATCGTGGATTCGGGCCGGTCCACCGCCACCGCCGCGGCGATCGAGTCCACCAGCACCCGGCGGGGCCGTTCATTTGATCCTGCCACGTCGTTTCACCCCCCAGGGAATCTTGCCCGGCTCCAGCAGGGCCGTCGCGTCACCGGATACCGGCCAGGGCCAGCCCTGCGCGTTGCGGCGTTCGGCCGTTTCGATTGTTTCCGTCGCCAGGGCCGGATTGTCCGCCTTCGCCGCGGCGCGTTCCTCCGCTTCCGGGGACGCGTGCACGTCCACCCCGGGAACGGGCAGGACCCGTTGCCCGGTGCCGAGCAGTTCCCCGAGGTTCACCCGCAGGACCGCGGCCAGGTCCTCCGCTTCCCGGAGCTTCAGGTGCCGCTGCCCGGTTTCGACACCCCACACCGCCGCCTGTGACCATTTCCAGCCCCGGTCCCGCATGGCCTTGGCTATCGACTCTTGCGACCGGCTCCCCCGCAGCTCCACCAGCCGCCGGCCCAGCTCGAGGGCCCCTTCGTCCGCCGTTTTCATGCCAGCACCCGGACCGCGAAGCGTGCCAGCAGCCAGGGCCCCGGATGCCGGCCGGCCGTGCCCGTGGTCAGCCAGGAGAACACCGGCGCGGACAAGGGCACCAGCCCGAAGCCCGGCAACTCGTGGGCCAGGTCCTCGAGCGCTTCGGCGATCAGCTCCGAACGGTCCATGTCCGGGACCTCGACCGGCCAGCGCATCTCGAAGTAGTTCACCGGAGCACCCCCGCGACAATGCCGAGGACCACCAGCAGCAGCACCGCCGCCACCGGACTATCCCACCAGCCGTGCATCACCGGGACCGCCGATCCGGCCGAGGTGCCCGGCCGCGGAACCGGTCCCCCCACGCCCGAATCTCCGCCTGCGCCGCCCGCTCCAGCGCGATCGCCGGGTGCGCCATGGGCCGACCGCGTTCGTCCTCGACTATCGACCCTTCCCGCGCGATCCGCTCCCGCAGGTCCCGCTGCAGCGCGACCTGGCCCGCATACGCCTCCAGGTCCGGGCCGGCGATCTTCGCCGGTTCGTGATGGGCGGCGATTGTCTCCTCCCACACCCCGGCGGCCGCCGGGTCCAGCCGGTCCGGGGCCGGGAACTCGTGCCGGGCCGTTTTCGCGGCCGTCGCAGCTGCGGCGTCCCGAATCTCCGCTTGGTCCGCCGCGGCCTGCCGCCGCGCCGCCGAATCCCGCGCCGTCACCACCGCGGACCGTCCCCGCCGAGGGCCCGGGTCACCGCATCCCAGTACCCGTCAAAGAGCATCCCCACCGCTGCGGCCGCGGCGATCACCCCGGCCCGGAAGTCATGGAACGCGAGCCAGGCCCGGCCCTCCGGCGACTCCGAGAGTGCCCGGCGCATGTAGAGCACCGCCAGGTTGGGTTGCCCGGTCCGGAGCGCGTGTTCTGCCCGGGCCACCAGTTGCCCCGTGTCCATTCAGTCCCCTATCCGGACCCGGCCCATGGCCACGCCCTTGTTCGCTCGAATCTTCGTCCCGGACGGGTCCAGCCGGCCCAGCGCCGGCGCGCCCGTGTCCGGATTCCAGCCCGGCAGCACGTCCCCGAACAGCTCGCCCACAATGGCCTCGTACCACGCGGCCCGGGCCGGATCATCGGAAAAATAGAACAGCTCCAGCCGCTTGTTCTCGTTCAGGTTCGCCGTACTCGAAATGCTGAGCTGGTGCGTGTCGTTCGTGATGGTCACGAACTTGGCGTGCGTGCGCGTGGTCCGGATGCATTCCTCCCCGAACACGTCCATCAGGGTCACCGCGTAGCCGCGCGAGCCGCCAAGTGTCTTGAACGCGACGTCCAGGACCAGGCGCAGGGAAAGAATGTTGCCCGTGTCGATGAACCGGTTCATGACCTCCGCATCGTAGAGCCCGGCCGAGTACGTGCAGATTGACACGTGCGCGGGCCCGGTCCGTTCGAGCAGCACCAGGACGGCGTCCAGGAGGGAAAACTCGCCGTTGGTCATGACCTCGAAGTCCACGCCGTCCGTGAACGGTTCGAGTGCCTGCCGGGCCGAGGTGGTCCGGAGCATCCGGTGCCGGCGTTTCGTCCGGGGCCGCACCAGGCCCCGGACCCCCGAGACGTCCGGGGCCGCTTCGTGCCGCAGCACCAGCGCGTCCCCGGTCCGGAACGTCTGCAACGGTTCGGTATCGTCCAAAGTTTCACCCCCTCCTGTCTATGGAATTTAGACGCCCGGGGCCCGATGCACAACGGTTCCCGGCGCGCGTGTCGTGTGCCTCAGTAGGCCGGGCCGTCCGCCGGGACCGCCCACGGATCATCCTGCCCGGCCGGCGGCCCGCCGTACGACGTCGAACCGCCCGCGTCAGGGGAAGTCGGGGCCCCGCCGCCCTGGCCGTTCCCGTTCCGATCGACCCGCGCCCGCGCATAGCGCAGCGAGGGCCCGATTTCCTCGACCTCCAGCTCGAACACCGTCCGCCGCTCGCCCTCCTTCGTCTCGAAGGACCGCGCCTTGAGCTTCCCGTGCGCGATCACCCGCGCCCCCTTGCCCAGGGACTCGTGGACGTTTTCGGCCGCTTCCCGCCACACGTTGCACCGCAGAAACAGGGTCTCCCCGTCCCGCCAGTCCTGCGCCTGCTTGTCAAAGGTGCGCGGCGTCGTCGCAATGGTGAAGTTGCAGACGGCCTGCCCGGACGGCGTGAACCTCAGCTCCGGGTCCCCGGCCAGGTTCCCGATAACGGTTATCAGCGTTTCGCCGGCCACTATTGGTCCTCCCTCAGCACCACAGCCTCCAGTCCGGGCGTGACGCCCGCCGCGTACATGCTCCGCATTTCCCCGGCGCGATGGGCCCCCACGGTTACCTGCTTGAACAGCAGCGGCTGGCAGCGGAACCACACGGCCACCACGTGCCCGGCCTCGTCCGTTTCGACGTCCAAGGACGTGTTCGCGTGGATGGTCATGTCGCTGCCGTAGTAGCGCAGTCCGGTAGGGTCCGGCTGTTCCTGTTCCATTAGTTCAGCCCTTCCGTTCCGGGCCGGGGCCGCAGCACGGTCCCCGGCGCGTCGTTGCCTTCCGCTTCGGCGTCCCACGCGTCCGCGACCTGCCGCAGCAGCGCGGCCGCCTCCGGTTTCCCGATCCCGTTCGACCAGGAATCAATCCGGAGCATGTCCTCCCGCTCCGGGTGCCGCCGGATAATCAGCCCGGCCAGCGTGTCCGAAAAGTCGATTTCCTCAGCCATGGTTCACCCCTTCCGCGTCCGCTTCCGCCCAGAGCCGGTCCAGGCGCCGCCGTTCGGTATCGGTCAGCAGCACCGCCCGCTCATAGACCGACACGACGCGCGCCGCCGGTGCCGCCCACGTCTCGATCGAGTCCTCCGCCGAGAGCACGGCCCGGCCCACCGGCTCCACCCGGTACAGGTCACCCCGCCCGTACAGCGAGGCATGGAACTTGGCATAGAGCCGCACCGGCGAGAAATACACCGCCGCCAGGGCAGAGGGCGGGTCGATGCCCAGGAACGCCCCGCCGGACGCGCGCGCCTCACACCACGGGCAGTTCTCGTGGTGCCGCCGCTTGTGCCCCGGCTCCAGCAGGTCCCCGGGCCGCAGCCCCGGCACGCCCCCGTGGTACAGGAACGGCCCCCGCGTCACGACGTCGCCTCGTTCAGCCGGTACAGCGCGTCGTGGAAGTGCTCCGCCGCGGCCGCGTCGATATGGTCCTCACAGACCGACTGCCCGTTGACGATGAACACCGCCGGGACCTCGACAAACGGGGCGGCGAACTTGCAGAACCCGCACAACAGGCCCGGGATCATGCGCGCAGCCGATCCATGAACGCCGACTGCCCGGCCAGGGTCAGCCAGGCCGGGACACTCCGCACGGCCATGCCCAGCTCGACCGCGACCCGCCGCTCCAGGGCCGCGCCGCGGCTGGACTCGGAGCCGGGCAGCATGGCCACCCCGTCCGCATCCAGCATCATCCTCAGCGCCTGCCGCATCCAGTCCGCCCAGTCCGGGTCCGGGACCGGGGCCGGGAGCCGGCCGGGATTGAGCACCGTGTACCCGGCCCGGCGCAGCCGCAGCGCCGCCGCGCCGAACGCCGGACGGTTGTAGTCCTCGATCCCGGTCATGGGCCCTGCCACGTACAACGTCAGCCCCGGGGCGGCGTCCAATTTTTCCGTCCCGACGTCCAAAGCCTTTAGACGTTCCGGGGACGCCGAAGCGCGCCCGCTCATGCTGCCAGCTCCGGTTCCGGGGCCGGGAGCCCGGCCAGTTGGATGATCGACACGGCCAGCCGTTCGGCCAGGGCGGCGGGCAGAGGCTCGTCGCCGGCATCAACACTGACACAGACCCCGTCCTCGTCCGACCAGACAGCGGCCACCGTGATTGTGCGGCCGCCCAGGTCCAGCGTGTGCTCCGGGCCGACCGCGAAGCCGTCCATGACTGGCCCCCAATTCTGCGTCATAATTCTGGTTCCTTTCGTTTCACCCGAACGCCCCCGCCGTCTACGTTTTATAGACTAGGAGCTAATCTAGTACACTGCCGCGCCGGACCATAAGCCCCGCCGCCGCTTTTGTTTTCCCATGTGAACCGGGTAACATCCCCCGCCCGAAACGGGCCAGCGCCCCGTTTCGCCGTCTATTATTTGACCCCCTCCGACACGTACACCGGCAGCGCCGCGTGCACCGGCCGGGACACCCGGCAGGCCGGATTCCCGCACACAATCAGCATCCGCTCCGGCACCACCCACAGCGCCGGCATCCCGCACGCCCCGCACGCCTCCGTCAACGCGAACGGCCTCGAGCGGTCCCCGAAAATCCAGCCCGCCCGCCGCTCCAACTGCCAGGCACCCCGGGCGACGTCGTCCCCCAACACCGGGTCCTCCGCATACACCCCGGCCAGGGCCCCGGCAATGAACAGCAGCCCGGACCGGGCCCGCACCGCCCGCGCCGGCGTCCGCTTCGGCAACGGACCCAGCCGCAGCGTCCCCCGCACCAGGGGCAGCAGCTCGAGGAGGAACCTGTCGATTTCGCCCAGCGTGTCCAGGACCTCGACCCGCAGGGGCACTCGGGGCCCGGACGAC